TTATCTAGCTCCGTCAAAGAGTATTTATGATGGTGCATCAGAGCAAAGTTTGTCTGGTAATACTCTTCCAAGTTAGTATGGAAGAGTGCTATGCGAAAAAACTCTGTAGCCCAGAGATAGTGTACTCACTTTCTTTCTTAGTCTCTGGATTAATAACCTTAAAACTATGTTGCAGTTTAGGCATAGTTGCGAAGAAGTTTGAGATTTTATCAAACTGATCCTGAGTCATACTCTCAATGAAATTGGTAAGTTCTTTCTTACTACAATCTTTCGCTTCAGTTACTTCTTCTCCCTCAAAGATCTGATCAACACAAGAAACAATAAACTCAAGTCCATCCATATCATCACTATTATCAACAATTCCAGTATTGATAAAGTGATTAATACTAGGATATTTCATGATTACACCAACCGTATCAGTGATCATGACTTTAGGGTTATGTCCTTCTGGTTTGAATACTTCTACCTCAGAAATATTCAGCTCATGTGCAACCTGAGTCTTGTTATCATCCAAGCAAGTAACGTTAAGGGTTACAACCTCACCAACAGATGCTGCACGGATCTTAAGGAACAGATACTCTAGATCAAAACTAGGAAGATTCTCTGGTTTTACGCCACGAGTAATAATACAGGCACCGAGAGTGTCGATAACTGCTTGAGTGATTTGCTTCTCGTCTTTACCATCCATAGCAATGAGGAGAATCTTTTCCTCTTTTACTAGGAAGGGACGATATTTTACTTTTTTACCGCTTGATGGTAGTTCCAACTCGTAAGTAGGTGCGGTTACCTTTGGTAAAGCCATAATGAATTCAATTTTAAGTATTTATGCGAATCCAGATGATCCTAAGTTTAAGGTTCCATCAGGATTTAAGAAGTTTTGTGCGAGATCAGGTTTTGCTGGGTTCGCGACTCCAGGTGTAGGTTTACTAATATCATTATACACTACTCTGTGCTTTCCGTAGTAAAAATTAGCAGTGCATTTTACAAGTTGAGTGCTTCCAAATGATAGTGGAATTGCTTCTACAGAATATGGGAAGACTTCTTGTAGGACATGAACTGAAGATACTCTATCAATATCTCCTCTAGGACCTTTCTCCACTTTAGCAATTCTTACTGTACAGTGGTAATCTTTAGGGAAACGTAACCTTGTAGTTCTATTATACGATTCTGGTTGAACCGCCATCATCTGTTCAAAAGTTGCATTTCTAGTATTACTAACAGTCTCAATCTCCTCTCCATTTGCATCAAATTCTTGGAAAATATACTGATACCAAGTATTAATGAACTTATAAGGACTCATGTTAGCATCACATAACCACCCAAACTGAAGGTCGGTGAACATCTTTTGGTGAGCATAGTTAGTCATACCCTCACCCATAAACCTTCCAGTTAACTGTCCCGTAGCAGCTTGTGCTCCAGGTAGGTTTACTTCATCCAAGAAATGCTCAACATAATTAAAATCAGTATCCCAATTTAATTCGCTTAGACTACTAGATACTCCATCAGGACTATCAAAGCTAAATTTTACATAAAATCCAGTGGTGAACGCCATTCCACCACTTTTTGCGATATTCGTTACTAAATCTTTGATTGATGGCACTGACTCTAAATATTATGTGACCTATAATATTTATGGCTTATTCTGGAATCTATAAACCTTCCAACCCTAAAAAATACCGTGGTAATCCAACTAGGATTATTTACAGGTCTATGTGGGAGAAGAAGTTTATGATTTTCTGTGATAGAACTGCTTCAATTGTGGAGTGGGGGAGTGAAGAAATCATTATACCATATCGTTGCCCTACTGATGGAAGGGTCCACAGATACTATCCAGACTTTTACATCAAAGTGCTTAACAAAGAGGGCAAATATAAAAAATATATCATTGAAGTGAAACCCAAAAAGCAAGTTGCTGGTCCTGATAGAAATCCTAAAAAGAAAACTGCAGCGTGGAAACGTGATGTTCTAACATACATGAAGAACAAAGCAAAGTGGGAAGCAGCAGAAGATTATTGCGATGATAGAAGAATGAACTTCATGATCCTAACGGAAGATCACTTAAATGTCTAAAACAATATTTGAACAAGTAGAAGAGGAAGCAGCGGGAGAGAAACGTTCAGTTTCTTGGTATCGCCGTCAGGTAAAATTGATTGCGAAAAACTATAGTCTAGATTTACTCAAAAGTGACGAGAGATACGATGATACCGTCACAAAAGACTTCCAAGACACCAACGAACTCCGCACCGAAGTGAGAATAGGTCATCTATATCTCTTTGAATATAAAGCATCATCAAAAATTCCTTTCTACGACACATTTCCTCTAGTTTACGTCATAGACAGACAAGCAGACTACTTTGTAGGTGCTAATCTGCACTATATGGGTCCAAAAGCAAGATATACAGTTATAGATAACTTAATTAAGAAGAACTACCTTAAGGTTCCTCCCAATTGTATCCATAAATATTTGAGTAGTAATGTAAGTGGTCGCTTTCTTGACCTAGGTAAGGATGAATGGGATACGGCAATCTTTTTGCCTATCGAAAATTTTATCTTTACCAAATCTAAGACAGAATACTCAAAGCGAAAGGTTTGGGACGATACTTACAAGGCAAAGACCAAAAAAGCAGCATTCAAGATCCCTAGGGTAATTGAATTTTATGATGGAATACAAAACTCTAAAGTTACCTAATGTCCTCGTCTACTCTCAAATATCCAAGAGATTTGCAAATCAATTCTCAAACGGATTATATTAAATTTCAATTCTTTAAATATCAACCACCGTTTCAGCGTGGTGGACAAGATAGTCCTGGGGGAGGATATTACCAAGGGGGAGAGGGTAATATAGGAGAAAAGCTAGGTGGTGATATTCATCTCTTCATGCCTCAAGATGTTACTACATCTATGGCTACAACTTGGGGTGGTAAAGAAATTACTAATGCTGCCGCTGGAGCTCTAACAGCTGTTGGAAGCGTACTTACAGGAAGAGGTGATCGTCTGGCGCAAGGTGTGGGAGATGCTTTCAAATCATTAGGAGCGTTACCTACTACCGCTGGTGCTCAATTAGTAAGAGCTGGGTTAAAAGCAACTGGTGCTCAAAGCAATCTAGAGATGAATGATATCTTGGGAGGAGTCTCTGGAGTCATTCTAAACCCAAATATGGAGATGTTATTTGGTGGTCCACAAGTTCGTAATATTGGGTTCAGATTTAAAATGGCGGCAAGATCTGAACAAGAAGCAAAAGATATAATTACAATTTGCCGTTTATTTCAATACCATGCACACGCAAAATTTGGTGGAGGTAGTTTAGGTACAAAAGCAATTATAGGTGGTATTGCTAGTCTTGGTATCAATGCAGCCAATGTAGCTGCTCAATCCAACCCTGCTCAGGGTGCAGCACTCGATATCGATGAAGCGCAACTTGATAAAGATCTTGATGAGTTGACTCAAGTTAATAATTTTATATCTGTTCCAGATCTATGTCTTTTTAAATACATGACTGGTGGTGAACAGAACCAATTCATCAACCAATATAAAGCATGTGCTATAACAAACGTTGATGTGAACTTCACACCAGATGGGTCATACTCTACATTAATTGGTGGTTATCCATCTGCAGTAGAATTATCTATCACTTTAGTAGAAACCAAAATTATCTATCAAGATCAAATCAATCCAGGATTGGGAGTAAGTAACTGATGTATTTTTCTATCTTACCAAACATCAAATATGATGTTAAACCACAAAGTTTCCCATTCTCCTCTTCTGACTTCGTTGAGGTAAATAACTTCTTCAGAAGATACTCTATAAATGAGGATATATTCGACTTTACAGTATATTTGAACAAATATGCGGTAAACCAGGGTGTAAAAATCGAGTATATTGCAGATAGAATCTATGGTAGACCAGAACTTGATTGGGTCATTGCTCTAACAAACAACATCGTCAATATCTACGAAGATTGGCCAATGGATGATAATGTCCTACAAGAATGGGCAGAAGGAACATATGGATCGACTGTATACAGTGATACAGCGTATTATGAGATAGATGAAGATGTAAAGAATTCTGCTGGATTAGCAGTTCTGAAAAAAGGTCAAAAAGTCGATTCTACGTTCTATAACGGATCTTTCCAATATAACAACGGAGATACTGGAAATACTATTATTACCAAATCTGGATCATCTGTAGCATCTGCAGTTTCTAAGTGGGAAGAGATTGTACGTAAAAATGAGGAAAAACGACAAATTTGGGTTATTAAACCAAAATACATCGATCCATTAATTCAGTCATTAAAAAAGCAGAGCAAATATGGAAAATGCTCTGCTTATCTCAATAAACAATTAAAGACGACATTAAAGTAACGCGACTTTTTTGGTAAAAAAATAGCGGGAAAAATTTTCCCGCTTTTATGAAATTCACTTTAACGTTTCGACAGCAGCGAGTGCTTTCTGACGAAGATCCTCAGGAAGAGGAACATAACCAAGACCGTCTGCTTTACCCTGTTGAGTAGGGGTCAGCATCCAGTTGAGCATCTCCTTCACCTCAGCATTCTTCTCATACTCAGGATACGCTAGGATCCAAGTAAGGGAGACAATAGGGTATGCATTGGAACCAGCAGGGTTAGCGTCAGCACCACGAAGCTGATCGTCCAGGACGATCTTTGATAGACCTGCTGCAGATGTTTCAGCATTTGCTGTGACATAATTACCTGCCTTGTTTTGAAGTGCAACCTGTTGGAATTGACCACCAGTTACATAACCATAGTTCAGATAACCAATGGATCCAGGTTGGTTCTTGATATTACCAGCAACACCAGAGTTGCCTTTACCACCAATACCAACAGGCCACTGGACAGACTTACCAACACCTACAGTCTTCTTCCACTCAGGAGAGAATGC